TCGTAGCTGAACGCTTGCGGATTGGTCGTCAGGTTCAAGGATGTCGGGGTTACGTTGAACGGGATGTCCTCGTACCAGATGTTTGAATTCTGGAAGAACTCGTTCATGACGTAGAAAAGTTCGTTCTGGATCGCTGCGTCGGTCGCACCAGGAAGGTTGATCCTGGCCGAGTCCATCAGACGGTTCATGTCCATATTTGCCATTGAACCCTCACGACGCGACGGTGAGCATCTGCGACGTGAACTTGTTCAGGAAGACGCTGGCGCGGCTGTCCTGGGTGTTTTCATCATCGCGAAGCTGGGCATGACCGCACACATAATAGAGCACCGCCATGCGGTACATCGGGTCGATCGGCACGGCGGCGGTCATACTTGACGTGCTGAAGTCCGGCAGGGATGTCCGGAAAAATGCCTTCAGGATGTCGGGGCGAAGGCGCCGAATCTCCAGAATGGCAAGACCAAGGGCGGCAACGAGCTCGGCGTCCTGATAACGATACGGCGCAACCTGGTCCTGAAGCAGAACCCGTGCGCGGTCGACATAATCCTGGACTGTACTGAGCGCCATCCCGGTCCCCAAAAGTGGTAGCGGGGGAGCCGTAGCTCCCCCTCAATCATTAGACCTTGGTCACAACTGCCTGTGCCAGAGCAACGCCGTCGACGATCTGGTAACCGTAGACCTGGAGGCCACGGAGGATCGTGCCGAAGGTGAGCTCGGAACGCAGGGTCTCGACCTTGGAGATCTGGGAAGCGAAGGTCAGACCGTGAGCGTGACCTGCATAGATCACATACTCACCAGAGGCCAAACCACCGGCAACGCCATTGGGGAGCAAGTTGGACACATAGACCGTGAAGCGGTCGATCATGCCGATCTTGCCGTTACGCAGAGGAGTTACCGGGTCGCCGGTCAGGTAAGCCTGACGCAGATCCGAGAACTTCAGGTACTGAGCTGCCCAAGCGGGGAGCACAACCCAGCGACCATCTTCAGGGATGTTCTGCTCATCGAGAGCCTGGCCCAAGCGGAGCAAGCAGTCGAGGATTTCGACCTGGCCGGAAGTGGGCGAACGGGAAACGATCGCCAGAGGACCAGAGCTTGACACACCAAGGTTGATCGAGCTGGTGATCTTACCAGCGGTCGCACCCTTGTTCTTGGAGTCCATGCCGCCAAGGATTGCCGACAGAACGTCGGTGTCGACCTTGATCTTGAGCTGCTGAGCAGCGTCGTCAGACCAGATGGACAGAGCGTTCAGGTCGGACTGTACGTCCATCACGTCGTCGAGGATCGTGTTGAAGTACTTGCCCTTGTTGATATAGAGCTCGACGTTCGAACCTTCGGGGCGCTCGAGCTGGAGCGTACCGTCAGCCAGATAGTCACGGATGGTGATGGTCGGCTTGGTGCGGATCTTGACGCGGTCACCCTGGTTACGAATTTCGCCTTCGTAATCAGTGTTGGAGATCGCGGCCAGAACAGTCGAAGCGTAGAACTTTTCGACCAGCTTGCCAGACCAGATTTCAGGAATGAACCCGTTGGACTGGAAAGCGTTGCCAGTGCCACCGGAAGGATAAATGGACGGGGTAGTACCCGAACCTGCTACGCCAAAGGCGCTACCAGAAAGTGCCATGATGAAGGCTCCTCAAAGAAAATTAACGGATGCGCCCTTCCCGCTGTGCATCGAAGATCTGTGCTTCCAGCTTGTTCTTAGCCTCGTCCCGCCCCTTGTACTTGTTGGCGGCAACATCAGCGTAGAACGCTGCGATCTGAGCGCGTGTGAAGATGGGCTTCTCAGCAGGGGTACTTGCCGCTGCCGTCTTGGCTCTGCCGGGTGCCGCAAAATTTTGGAGCGGGACTTTGGGAACCACCTTGGTTTCCCCGATGTCCGGCTCAGGAGCGGGAGCCACAGCAGCCTCTTCAGCGAGGAAGCCGTTGAAGAAGGCCAATACACGGGAAGCAGAGCTTTGCGCGTATGCTGCCTTCAGCATGTCATGACGAATAACACCAGAATAAGGATCTGGCAAGGCCAGCCAATTCAAAAATTCTTCATTATAGTTCAACTCCCGCCACTGGGGCAGGCGTTCGTCCAGGCTCGAAAGCATCTTTGACTGGGCGTCCTGGGTTACAACCCCATTGATTCCCTGCAGTTTCTGCTCGAGTTCCTTGATCTTGGCTTCATACTGCTTGATGACCGGGGTCAGTTCTTCCCGCGCCTTTTTCCCAACAACATTGAGAAGATCACTACCATAATCACGTTCTTCATCCTCGGTGATCAGACGCTCGGCCTTCAGCTCAGGTGCATCCTGAACAGGCTGCTGCACCTGCATCGTCGCCACGACGTTCTGCAGATTCTGGATCTGCTCGGTCAAACCACGGATCTGTTCCTGAGCGCGGATATAGCGTCCGTTCACAGACTTGTACTTGTGTTCCCAGCTTTCCTCGTGGGCCGGTTCTGGCGCGGACGTGGCTTCCTGAGTAGGTTCAGGGGCCGGTTCGGCCAGGCTCTGGGCGTTCAATTCGGGTGGGACTTCCGTGTTACCTTCCGAAGTAACGTCCTCGGGGGCTGGGTTCTGTGCGGCCTTCATGGCCTTTACGATTTCGTCTGACCGGGCTGCTGCGGCGCGAACTGCGGCAGGAATCTTGACATCCGGGTCAATATTGGAGATTTGGTTCACTTACGTTTTCCTTCAATTTGGTCGGCCTTCGACATACAATTTTCCAGTAACCCGAGAAGGCGCGTGCAGGCACGAGCTTCGCCCTGGAGGACGGGAAGTTGTTCGAGGGGAGACGCAATAAGATTTGTGCGGGATTGCTCTACATAATCAGCGAACGCCCCCAAGAACTGTCTCCAGCTCTCGGGGTTCGTCCTGGCCAAAGAGGCCGCTTTCAGAATCAGCTCGCGATCGTTCATTTCATGCCGCGAGACAGAGAGAAGATGGTCATCCCGATTTGGCCTTTACCGTTGGCGTCGGCGGGCGACATCTTCGAGTAGTTGCTCATCGAGCGCTGATAAGAATCACCGCCCGTGATGGTGGCGCGAGCATGCCGGTTAGGCAGCATCTCGTGCGCGATCTGCTTGGCGGGCTTCATGTCGCGGTCCGCCAATTTCTTGTAGCTCGGGGTCTGAGGATCGTCAGAACCGCTGCTCTTTCCAGCCATGAGAACCTCCTGTTAGCCGCGGGTTGGGCTTGAAGTCCCAGGCGTCGCGTTGTTTGCAGTCTGCTTTTCGAACATCTTGGTCGTGCCGCCCTTGACACCCCAGCTCTGGGAAGTGCCCGCAGCGTGACCGGAAACGCCTGCAGCCTGAGAGTCAGCCGCCTGCTTGCCCGCCATGTGGCCCTTGCCGCCAACTGCCTTGAAGGTGTTGTTAGCCTTGCCGTTTCCATTGTTCGGAGACGAAGTGCCAGCCGTTGCAGGGCTTGCGTCCTGCTGACCAAACATCTTCGTTGTGCCGCCCTTGGCGAACACGTTCTTCGATTCTTTCTTCTCTTTACCCATTACGTCGCTTGCCATGTTTCACCTCAATAAGTTTTGCAAGAGATTTGTTTGCCCTTGCCATTCCCCATGGCTTGGACCATTCCACCCTTCGCGAGACCTTGAGTCGGAAGGTAGGAGCTTGTTGCGCCAGACTGCGCCTTCGGAATACGAGGCTCGGAGACGGGCTTGACGTTGTTGGAAGCGCGGGGATCGTAGCCGCCCGCGTTGAACCCCTTGCCCTTGATCTGGACGACCTTGGGGGCGTTGACGCGGGGCGCCTTTCCCAGATTGCGAACGGTTGAGAGATTACGCATCAGTCGTCCCTCTTTTTGTCACGACGGTCACGGGCGCGGTCTTCGTTCCAGTTGCGGTGCGCAACTTCGAGCCTTGCGCCGCGGGCTGTCTTCGAAACAGCAGGAACGGGTTCGACTGAAGACTCGTTCACGTCTTCGTCGACGACGGGACCACCGTCAGCGTAACACTTCACCATTTTGCTGGCGTAATGTTTTACGCCCGGAACGCCTTTACTCATCACGAACCTCCTACGACCTGAGTGCGGGGACCGCCCTGCTGGGAGAGCGGAGATGGTTGACCGCCCTGAGCGTTCGCGGCGTTCTCGCCAATGCCGCCATGCCCAGGAATTCCTTGCTGCTGCGCTGCCGCGGCTGCTTGTTTCTGCTGCGCGTCGAGCTGCTCCTCGGAGGGAATGATCTCTTCGCCGGGTAGGCCAATGCCGCTGGCAACCGAACGCAGGATCGTGGCGCGGCCCTTGGGACCGACGATCTGTGCGTCCATCGGGTTGGCTGTGATCTGCAGGAACTCGAGCTGGCGAGCGCGCTGGGTTTCTTTCTGCACCGCGACCGAGACGCCCATGACGCGGACCTTTTCCTCGCCGGTGAGGAGGCCCGAGTTGTCGGTGAGCATGACCATGTCGAAGAGCGCGGAGAGCAGCGGGTCGAGCACATCGCGGTCGATGTTCGCCGCAACCGTCTGCAGGATCTTGGAGGCATTACCCATGAGCATAGCTAGACCGGAAGCTGTGCGTCCAGCGCCGCCCGTTGCTCCAGAGCCCTGTAAATACTTGGGAATTGCCGACAGCTCGTCGGCCATGTTCACGAACTGCTGGTAGACGGAGAGCAGTTCCTGGGCGTTCGAATTGGGCTGGAAGAAACTGATGGGCGGTGCGCCGTTATTGCCCATCGGGTCAGCCTGAACGTGCCAGCGCTTCCACGGATAGAGCTCTTCGCCGTCCTCGTCGGGGGAGAGGCGGTCGTCATTGACGATAACCTGCGGGCCGGAGCTGATGCTCATATTGTTGATGAGCGCGCGTAAAGTGGCGTTCCCCGCTTCCTGAAGGTCGTTCAGGATGTCCGGCAGTCCATTGCCCACAGGTGTTCCAGGCACCTTCTCGAAGGATGTGATGTAATAGGGATGGCGCTTGCGCGGGCTGGGCGCGAGCTGAACCTTGATGATGTAGTTCCCGATGAGCCATGCCTGGACGTAATAGTCGCGCATGGGGTCGGGGATCTGGCTCTTGTCCATGCCGTAATCCAGGAGCATCTTGCCCTGGATGTTGCCGGTGTACTCGAGGCAGGTGATGAGTCCCGACCAGTTGAGCAGTGGGTTTTCCCGAGACTCCTGGTTGGCGCGCTCGGCGTCCGTCACGTCCCAGTTATCCACAAGCCCGCCCTGACCATATTGGTCGAGCACGGCGCGGATCGCGTCCTGGTTGTAACCGGGCAGGTCCAGGAGATCGTTGAGGTCGGCGCGGGT